GTGCTAATTTACCAAAATTAAGACCTTGACCTTCATAATTACCAGCTTTATTTCTATCTCTAAATAGATTACCAACGCCAGGAAACTTTCCAGCTTTTCCAAACAAACTACTCATTCCACCACTGTTTCCAAAAATACCTTTTGCTGCTCCACCAAATCCACTTCTACCGATCAGACCACCAAAAGATGTTCCTGGTATACCAAAACCAATGGCACCCATTATAGCAGCTTTACCTAGTGGACTCTTAGCAATTTTCTTAACACCACGAACAGCTTTTTTTACAAAACTACCAAAACCATAGTTTTGTCTAGGAGCCATAAGCCCCATATCAGCATAACCGCCTTGGTTGTACATCTGTCTAGCTTGTTGTGAGTTTGTAATTGCCATAAATTTATCCTTAGTCTATCCGTTTTACTTTGTTTCTGCGGACAAATCAAGAGGCGGCATGATAACTTTCACGTCCTGTGCCATTTCTTCTGGCCTATATCCCTTGTCTACCCAGTCTTTTCTTTCCTTAAAAACCTCACCGGTTTTAAGGTGTCTGTAAGTCTCTTCTACTTTAGCGTCATATATTTTCATTAATCTATTTTCTCCTTTTTAATGTTTAAGTAGCTGATAGCTATGTCAAATGAATCTGTGTTACTTGCCTGTACTGTAAAAGCAGACCCGCCTTCTATTATCAATGGTTGTGTTAATAATTCTGTTGTAACATTAGCCGTAAGTGCTGCTGATTTAATAGCTGTAATACTGTTATTGGTTACGGTCACTGTAGGTGTACCGGCAGATGTAACAAGCAAAGATTTAATAATTATAGTTTCATTTACCAAAGGATTACCTGCTCCAAACGGAACTAAGGCATTTCCTGTTGTATTATTATCTATACCTTTAAATTTGTATTGGTTTACTACTGCCATTATTCTAAAAAGAAACTCTTAGCTTCTATCTCCTGTTTTACTTCTTCCTGGAAAGAAGAATTTAATTTTGTAATAATACCATCAAGGTCTCTAATTAAAGATTGAATATTTTTTTGTTCATATTCTTTTGCTGCTCTAGTTAATGATTGTACAATTTTTGCCATTATAATAAACCTGCTAGTCCGCCGTTTTTAAACTTAACTCCTGCATTAAACATTAAGTTTCCGTTACTGTCATACGTAGTGCCATAATCAATACCGTTATAATTATTTGCATAACCTATACTATAGTTTTTGTTAGCATCAATATCTGCATTAAACTTACCGGCTTTTAAATTAGTTCCTGTAATACCTTGATCTGTAAAATTAGTGTTATAACTAACGGGACCGATTTCTCCTGACAAAGTTCCGTCTACATTTAAATCATCATTGTCCAAAATATTTGTGTTATAGACTCTAGATTTTAAAGAAGCATAGTTTTTAGGGTCTGTATAATTAATATTAATTTCAGGACTTTTAGATTTTAATCCTGAAGTATCAACTACACTAGTCTTATCCTCAACAAAAAAATTTGGAGGGTTATCATTACCACTATAATTATTGTTACTAACAGTGGTATTACCCATTTGAGCACTTGTTTTTTGGTTTTCCTCATTACCCATATCCATTCCACCACCTCTAAAATTTATTCTCCCACCAGTTTTATAGTTTACTCTACCACCAAAGAAGTATCCAGGTTTAGGCCTTCCACCCTTACCCCCATGTCCAATAAGCCCACCATCTTTAGATGAACCCATAGTAGCGGTACCACCTGCACCACCTTGTTGACCTCCAAGTCCTTCATTTTGACCTCCGATAGTTTCACTGGGTCCATCCATAAAATCACTACCATATCCTGCTTGATAACCACCAGTTTCATTTTGTCTGTTTTCAGATTGCATTTTATCTGCTGCAGCTTGTCTTACTGCTTCTTGTGCTTTTTCTTGTTCTTGTAATTTAAATAAATTTTTTTCTGATATCTTTTTATTTGCTTTTTGTCTTTTTATCATATTTGAAATTCTTTTTGTTCTTCTTCTAGCTGATCTTGCGGCCTCAGTATAACCACCACCTAAAGCATTCTGTTTATTTAATGCATCTTCATCAAAAAAATTACCTTGCTCATCTATTATCCCTGCACCTAAAGTTCTGTCTTCCATATTTCTTGTTGCGTAACCTAAAGCATTTCCTAAAAAAGGAATACCGGTACCAAGTGAAATAATACCTGAACCAATTGCTTTACCAAAATCTAAACCTTTACCTAAAGCTTTATCAACAGGGGAATTTCTAAAAGTGTTACGAATTTTACCCATGGTTTCTTTAAAAAAACCTTTGTCTTCATCTGCAACACCGTACCCATAATTATTAGCATCAGCCATAAATTCTTGTGGATTGTAGGTATATCTTTCGTTAAAATCTATATTTTTATAGTTTCCCAAATTACCGTTATTGTTAAAATTGTTAGAATTATTGTCACCACTATTTGTATCACCACTATTTGTAAAAGCATTTGTATTTGTTATTCCACCCGGTACCGGTAATATTTTTGCTATAGGTTCTTGTGCTACAGGGAATTCATATGGGTTCTGTAAATATTTTTGGAGAGGTAAAAATTTTATACCTTTTGCTCTTATCTCTGCATCTGTTGCCATTATCTCATTCCTCCTGGTGCAACATCTAATCTAAATGTACCGAGTTTCCAATCTTCATTAGATCCTGTGTTAGAAACTTTTAATGCTATAGACCTTGCTCTAATTCTAGTACTTTTAAAAGTAGTTGTTGAATCAATTGGAAAATTTGTAGTGATAGGTGTACTGTTAGGGTAAGCTCTAGTTGTAAAACTAACTTGAGTAGTGCCGGTTTGATTTATAAAATCTGGTATAAATCTGCTAATTCTCATAATGTATTCACCATCTCCTCTAAGGTCCGGTGTTCCCACAGCTTGACCTGTATTACTTCTTTTTTGAGTGATGTCAAAATCACCTGATAATATGTTTGCTTGGACAGCTGTTACAACTCCCCCTGCATTTACTTGATCGGTCCCTGTTTCCTGATTATAGTATATAGTAATACCATCAGTATTGCCAGTAACATCGAAAGAATTGTTATCTGTAGAAGTATAATATGTTGCGTGAGGTTTGTTAAATACAGAGGAATCTTGCCATGCTGTTCTATCTAAACTACCTGTAGTCCATATGGGTTGTTTTGCTGATGAATCTAAGTAGTTATATGTCACCACTCGATCCACTAAATCAGAACCTTCACTACAATAAAACCAGTTTATCTCACCAAACAAATTGTTTAGTCCGCAGTTAATTAAATCACGAGATGTGTCATTAATACTATCGTAAACATAGTCTTCAACAAGACAAGGCATAGATTTTAATTGTCCATCGTAAGTAAAGAAACCATTTTCTGACATCCAGTAAGAGGATCCATCAACTTCTACTGCTGCATTTTTACCAAACAATCCACAGTTAGTCCCTACTTGTTCAAAGGAGAAAGTAAAAGGTGCTCCAACAAATCTCATCAAGAACAATGCAGTATCAGTCCAAACATAAATTGCATCCCTACCTTTAATAGCTCCCATAATTTTAGAACCATCTGCTAGTCTTTGTGTACCTGCTGTGTTTTCTGCTCGTACTGTATATGAATCAGTTTGATCTATACTCTCTTGGTCAGAGAATCTAATAAACATATCATCTTGAGTTGTAGGATCCCCAACAGTAGTTTCAGTTCCAAAGAATACCAAGTGTCTATCCGGTGTAGATACTAAAACATGTCTAGATGCAGTCGGAGCATTTGGTAATACGGTTGCCCTGTTTCCTGTAGCGTTTGTAGCGGATGCATCCCATTCAAAACATTTACCGTTATAAATAAGTGCAATTAATTTTGTACCATAGTTATCTAAAACCCATAAACCAGGGTCAATAGTAAAGTCAGAAGAAGCAGGATCTCCCCATCCAGCATAACTAGTAATATTAGTGACGGTAACCCCAGCACTGTGGGTTGCAGCAGTAGTTCCGTCCACTCCTCTAGCACCACCGGTTAAAGTGTTTGTAGTTGTGTTATTATTTGTGTAGGTAATAAATTCAGAACCTATTTGTATTGTCCCTGCTGCCGGAAACGCTGACGTACTGGCTAGTACAACTGTAGTTCCTGTTGTATTTGTTAAAGCTGTTTGCAAAGTAGTGGCTGAAGGACCAATGGAGGTACCGCCATATAAACCTGCTCCCCAACCGAAACCACCTAATTGTTGAGAGGGTCCAACTGTGTAATAACATAAAATAGATGTAGATCCTGCAGTGCTTAAAGGAGTACCTGCTTCATTGGCATCCATTGTAATTGTAAAAGTTGTACCACTTGGTACAGACGTAACCATAAATTTTTTATCTTCAAACGTAGCGTTAGTAAATGTAGATCCAGATAATCCAGTAACAGAATCAAACAATACAATATCATCTTCTGTCAAACCGTGATTGCCCGTACAAGTTATTGTAACTGTATTTGAACTTGATGTACTTGTAAAATTAGCTCCTGTTAAGGTGACTCTTATAGGATGGATATCGTAGTAGATACCGCCTGAATATACATACAAAATTCTATTGGTTCCAATTGCAGCATATTTAATACCTGCGTTATCGTCCCAATGATGAAGAGCTCTGGCTGCGCCTGTTAGTTTTGACTCACCTAATTGAGCCCAACCACCTATTTTTTCAGGAGACCCATATCTAAAACGTACAAAGTCACCATCAAACCACTGACCTTCAGCACCTGTTTCGGTAACTTGTTTGTTAAATCCTGGAGCAAAACCTAATTTCTGTAACATATAAAACCCTTTGAAATATTTAATTTATGTTATATATTAAATATATATAGAATGAAAGTAGCAATATAATGGTAGAAACATACGACAATATATTACCAAAAG